ATTTCTCTGCATTAGGTATCTTTTGGAATAGTGTTGGCAAGTCTACTGTTTCAACGCCTAAACCATAAGCTTCACGCCTTATATACATGGTGCGGTCTTTAATGAAGAACTCAACTAATACTGTAGGGTCTGTTGCAAAACCCCAGTCTGCTCCATAGTAAGGTGTGCCTAAATCAATTTCTTCAAATGTATCAATAATCCATTTATTAGACAATACCTGAGAGTTGCTATGCTTAATCGTTTCGCCTTCCCATACATGGGCATAAGCATCAGGGTCTACTCTTGCAAGGTAATCTTTTTCTTTTCTTAGCGTTTCAGGAAACCAAGGGTTATCACGCCAAGATACCCTTTGCACTATTGAATCATCAGGGGGATTTAATACAAATCTTTGATATGTTGGGTCGTGTTCATCGGCAGGATTAAAGCTAATCCATATCTCAGAGCCTTCTTTACGGATTGTTGGTATCAATATCTCCCAACTATCGGCACTTACCTTCTCGGCCTCTTCTACCCATGCTATATCAACGCCTTCAAGGGATTTAATCTTGTCGGCATTGTGGCGCAGGCCTTGGAATAAAAACAGGCTTCCGTTGATGCCTCGTATCTCATTATTAACTGTAGAAAAGTGGCCGCCCAATCCCATCCGCTCTATTTGGTCACATAGCAATCTATGAACTGAATCCTTGATTGAGTTTTGTAGCTCACGCCCACATAGAACCCTAATAGGTCTGCTATGCGCAATGGTAAGCAAGGCCCTTGCAAAGTTCCAAGACTTAGCCGAGCCTCGGCCACCATAATAGGTTTTATATCGGCTTGGCTTAAATAGGTCCTGATACTTGCGTGGATAATCTAGGCGAGCCATCAATCAACAAAGTGAACATCTAGGACTGGCACTAGCGGCTGACCATTTGCTCCAGTTACCTCGTTATTAGAAGTGCTTACTCCAAGGGCCAATCGGCCAATCTTTTGCGCATCAGCGGCGGCACTTGATAACCTTTTAATGTCATGCGTGCTTAATGGCGTTTGGCTTTTAATGGCATCATTAATATGCTTGGCAATCTGTGAGCGCAATGCCTTGGCTAGATTTAAATCTTCCTCATTAAACTTAATAAGGTCTGCGGCACGCCTAGCAGTTAATTCCGCATCTGCTTTAGCTAATACTTCTGCCGACAATTTTCTTCTCTGCTCGGTCCATTGCTCTCTGCCTGCTCTTGCCTCTAGTGCATCATGTGAGCAGTTGAACTTTTCAGCAAGCTCTCTAATACTAATAGATGAGCTTACATACTCGGTGCGTATTAAGTCCCAGTCCTTATCGCTTATTGCTGATTTCTTTGCCATTGTTTTCTTCCACGCATTTAACGCATTGCCATCTAAGTCTTAGCTTATCTTTGCTAATTTTATCTTTGCCGCCTTTGGTATCCATCCATCTCATACATTCTGCACAAAACTTTTTATTAGTATTATCTTCTCTAACCATTTGCTTTAGCTAATCTCATGTTTTCAATTCTTTTGCATTTATTGGTGCATCCACAATGAGGCGGTATTTGCCAATCACCTAATGCTCCATATTTTGTAATACTACCTGCAATTTGTTTTCTAAGGTATTTACATGGCTCATCCATAAGTAATCTATTCCTGCATAGGGAACATTTCATATCATAGATTATTTTTGTATTACATGATTTGCATTTATCCGACATATCTAAATGAATAAGTTTTTACATCCATTCTAAATCCACCACCGCCCTTGTTATGCAATCTTGTAAATTTACTACTTTTACTTACTTGGGCTTTGGTTTGCCTTTGCACCGCTATAAGTTTCCATTGCTTGTTTTTACTTAATGAATGATAAACAGGGGTGGAGCTAAACTTACCTAATACATCATACCCACTATTTTTAACAATCTTTGAGCATTCATTTAAAAAATGTACGCCTATGCCAAAGCCACAATAATCAGGATGTATTACAAGTCTATTGAAATGAACCATCATAGGCTTAGATTTGTCCCTATGCGGTACATAATTGCTAAATGCAAGGAATCCTATCTCTTTTCCCTCGTCATATAAGCCATAAAACAAATTGAAGCCACCTGCCAGTTTTTCACTTAAATAGTGATAGCGGCTAAAGTAATTCCATGAGCGTTTGTCAGTTTGCTTGATTTCAAATCTAAGTTGTTCTTCTCGTTTGAATGTTGGACAAAGCGACCTCCGATTAATGTATTCCTGCTTATTGCAATCAATAATCCAATCAGGGTTTAACCATTCAATAATGTCGTAATGACAAGCCAATAACACTATTTTTTTATTAGTTTTTCTAGCGTGTTTGCTAATGCAATGGCTCATTACTTTGGCAACTGTTCTATCTACAACAGAAGTCCATTCATCAATTACAGTAATGCTTTCACCATGCTTTGCCATTTGTAAAGCACATTCTGCTCTAGCTTTTTGACCATTGGAAAGGGTGTATGCTGGGCGTATCCAACAAGGAACTGAGGTAAGACCTACCCCTGCAAGAATGCCTGCGCACTCATCATAACTCATATTGTCAGGGAATTGGTCAATTACAGGTTTGGAATCGTCTAATAATTCATTAAAAGCTTTATCGCCAAATATATGACGAGCCAATGTTGTTTTACCGCTTCCTGATGCACCCACAATTAATCCAATGTTGTATGGACTATCTAGGTCGGCTTGAACCTTAAAATGGTGGCTAGACTTTTTTTCTTGGTCAATATCTAAACTATTGGCCGCTTTTGTAGCTCTAAATGATGTTGCTACTGGCGATTGAAGTGTTAATTCATAATTTTGCAATTGAAACCTCTTTCCTGCATTTCATTAAACAAATTTTCCAATTCAATTTCATTTTCAAACTCAACCAATAATAGATTTCTATTGCCATCATCTACTATTTCTTTTTCATCCTTAATGACCTCTTCAATTTCTAGAATTGAATTTAATTCATTTACATCAAAGCCTAGCAATTCAAGTCTAAAATCTTGCTCTGATAATGCTTCAATTTCTGATTTTAGTAATTCGTAGTCCCACCCTGAATTTAAAGCAATTTTGTTATCAGCAAGGATAAAAGCCTTTTTCTGAGCATCGGATAAATGGCCTAATCTAATTGCAGGAACTTCTTTCAACCCAAGTTTACGACCTGCCATTACCCTGCCATGCCCTGCAATTAAACCATTATCAGCATCAATTAGGACTGGATTATTGAATCCAAATTCTTTAATTGAGCCTGCAATTTGAGCAACCTGTGCATCGCTATGAGTTCTGGCGTTCATTGCATAAGGAATTAAACTTTCAATATCTATTAGCTCAACCTTCATTCACCACCTCAGGAGATAGTTTTGGCAATTTTTGCTCGTGGTATGTGTAACTAAATACCATTTTGCGACCTTTAGTATTATTGCTAGGCACTTGTTCTCTGCTTAGGTATCTATTTGCACGCAAATACGATAATGCCATACTAATTTCTGTGGCTTTTAATTCAGGATGATGTTTGTTGATTTCTGTAAGTGTTAATGGCTTTTGTTCTTTTTTAAACAAAGCTCTTACTTTTGATGCGGCATTGCTAGATGTTTTTTGTTCCATGTGATACTCCTGTGATGTTTTACAGAAGTATCATACCATGGATAGTATTACTATGATGATTATTTATGCAAGCAATAATTCTACTGCTCTTTGCTTGGTTCTATCGCCTATTCCGTACCATGCCTTATCCAATCTTGAATCTGTGCTTCTGCTTGGAAAGTGATGGTCATAGTATTCAGTTACTGCATTAAGCATTGCCCATTTACTATGGCCTACCAAATTTGAGCCTTTTGCACTTCCTTCAAATAGCTCCCAAATTGCTTGGTAGGTTCTATTTTTACCAATCTCATAATCTTCTTTTTTAACTTGGTTTAAAGGAGCGACCAATTTTTTAATAAACATATCCGCTTCCAAACTAAGCATTTTTTGCTTTTGTAAATGTTTAGCCATTTCCATAAATGAGCCAAAAGCCTCAGATGCAACCCCAAGCTGGTCTTTAACCTTGTTATGGTCAAAAACTGTGCTATGAGGTACAGAAACCAAGGTCTTAGCATCACTATGAGCCATAGTAAGCGTATTGTTACAAACCACCCTAACAGTTGTAAACCTAGCAGCAGTGGCTAATGTTTTGTCACAAGAGGTTGAAAGTAATAAAAAGCCACCAACTCCATCACCTTTGCATACTTCGCCAAATTTGCCAGTTTCCGCTAAAGCCCAAAGGCGTTTGCCACCTCTTAATGTTCCTGCGGTATGTAGTCTAAAGCCTGCCTCTTTAACCAATGAATCAAAAAAGTCTAATACTTCTGTTGGTTGAACTGGTTTATATTTATCGCTAACAATTGAAAGTGGCATATTGTTATCTGAGCGGTATAAAACATTTTGTGATGGAAACTCAATATCTTGAATTTGTCTGTTGCAATCGCCTATTTCAAATTTCACAGGGCTTGCCAAAATGTCCCAGTCCATTCCTGCCGCCTTTTTCCAAGTAGCCATATCAGCATCCTTGTCCAAAGTTTGGCCTAAACCGTGCCATGGGGTTTCGCCCACAAAAGCCATTTCAGTATATCCATCTTCTCTAATAGTTAATTCATGTGCCATTTTTAGTACCTTTCGTGTTTGTTTGACTAAGACCCCTATTTAGGGGTTTCGGCTATTAAAGCCTCATCAGTTAGTCTTTTAATTAAGTTCTAATGCGCCCCTTAAAAAATTTCCTTGAAATGACCATTCAGTTTTATGAATAGCTGAAAAATATCCACCGCATTCACCTTCTATGCAAATACTTTTTGCAACCGCTACATCTGAAGGACCTGCTAATCCATCTTGCATATAAGCGTGAGTTGCATCTTCAATAATTAAAAATTTGCCGCCATAAAAATTAACAATATCGCCTGCTTTTAATTGATGAATAGTTTTTTTCATTTTGACTTCCTTTCGTGTGTTATTAAGTATTACATAGACTATTATCAACACTATAGCCAATATGTATAGTCCTAGAGCCTTATAAACAATAGGCTAAGTCCTTAATTCTAAAGGATATTTTATTTATTTTGTAATACGGTATAGGGGTGGGGTAGGAAACCACGAAAGGCAGGTAATGAAAGGACCTGAAACAGTTTTTAGTCTTGTTTTGGACTGATTCCTACCCCATAGAAAGATGGGCTACTTGTGTCTTTTTATAAAAATGCAAAGTTTAGTTTTACAGGATATTTAAAGTCGCCGAGCCGACTCATTCCCCACTTTCGCCCAATTATTTTAGTAACAAGTCGTTGTGCAATTGCCATAGTAACAACAAGTTGTGCAAGTGGTAAATCTTCCGCCTGCATTAATTGTGTGAGTTGTGCATTGCGCATATACGATTGTTGCCATTGCACTAAGAATTATACCTACTATTGCTTTTTTCATCTTGCTTCTCCTTGTGAGGGTTAATTAAAAAGGAATATCATCATCAATAGCAGGGGCAGGCTGAGGGTCATGCTTTGGCTCTACTTTTGGCGTTGATTCTGTTTTAGCTCCTAACATAAGCATTGAACTTGCTTTAATGTCTGTAGAATACTTTTCCACTCCACTAGCATCTGTCCATTTGCGAGTATGAATTGAGCCTTCAATATAAACTTCCTGTCCTTTATGCAAATACTTTTCCATAATTTCAGCAAGAGGACCAAATGCAGTCACTCTGTGCCATTCTGTATTTTCTACATAATTTCCAGTTTTTTTATCTTTATATTTTTCGCTTGTTGCTAAACTGATATTTGTTATTGCATCTCCTGATTGTGTTCTGCGAACCTCGGGGTCTTTGCCAAGGCGGCCAATAAGAGTTACTTTGTTTAATGATGCCATTATTTTCTTCCTAAAATTACTGCCAATAGGGCTAACCATAAAGGCAGAGTTTTCACAAAAACAGTAACCCATAATAATATGAGAACTGGGGTTGATACCATCTCCAAAAATGTTTCAATGGTCATGGTAATTCCTTGATGTATGTTTCAACATCCTCTAAAAATTTAATCACTTCGGTCATAAGATATAAAGTCACAATACTTGCGGTCAGTAACCCACAATTGGCATTGAATCTGCTTGTAATACTCAGCAGGGCATTTGCCTTCTTTAATATATGACAAGTGCGTGGTGGTATTTGGGCATTTGATTTCTACTAAAGCATTTTCAGCATCCAATAAACCATCAGGGGAAACTCCAAGCCATTCAATTGTTGGGTGCTTATGAAATCCTGTTTTACTTACAAATGTTTCATATAAGACTTCATAAGCCATTCTTGCTTGTGGTTCAGTTTGAGTTCCCCATTCCATGCTTGCATTGCTAAACCCTTCTCCAATTTCTTGGGTTAATCGTTCTGCAACAATTTTTTCCAAGTATGATTGACGAGTTTTGCCTGCGCCTTTTGCCATAACCGCCGCTATTGAACTTGCAGATACATGACCTAATCTTGCCTTACGCCATTCATCCGAACCCTGTTCTACCTCTAAGGCATCTTGAGTAATCATTTATCCCCCTGTGTATATATAAGATATGCAATCAAGCCAAGCAATATGCCAACAGATGCTATATCTAATCCAGTAATCATCCGAAGGTTACCTCTAGTAGACTTGCCATAATTTCTATTTGGTCGGCAATCCATTCACCTGCGCAATCTTGATAGTATTCCCAAGGCTCTAATTCATCATCAATCCAATCATTTTCCCTAACCCTGTGAATAATCTCTTCAAATGAAGTATTTTCAGGATAAAAAGTTAAATAATGGCTAACTGCAAATGCTAATGATTTTTCTCTAAGTTCTGTCATAATTTTCCTTTCGTGTGATAACTATTATATATTACATTTCTAATGATTTGCGTAGTGCTTGCATGAATTTTGTTGCTTCATTGCTTGCTATCGTTGCCATTTTTAATGCCTCTTCACCTTTACCAGTTGTTATTGCTAATGTATAAGCTTTATTTAATGCGACCTTAGCATCTTGGTAATGTTCTCCATAATCTTTTAGTGTGTCTTTTTGCATGAATAAACTCCTTTATCAATTCTAAATTTTTCTAAATAACCGCAATCCTGTTTAATGTTATAAATTGCCATTTGCTCTCCAACAATCATTCCAAAAGTAATGGCAATTACTATGTGCCATACCTTATTCATTAAAGTTGAACCCACGATAGTGATAGATTGACCACTTAACGCCTTTATCGCCATAAGCGATTTCTGTAGAAATGTCATGCCCATACCTTTTTAATTGATGAATTACTGCCGCTAATCTAGTTACCCCATATTCTTGGATTGCTTCCCAAGATGTAATTTTCTTTTGTGTTTGCAAGTGATTCAAAATCATGTCAATCTTTTTCATTTTCCTACTCCTTTATTTAAGTCATTCAAATACTGCTCAGATTTCTTTGTAATACTTAAAAACTTAATCCGACCATCCTGTTTGCTTGGCTCAGCCCTTAGAAATCCATCGCCAATAGATTGCATTAAGGCTTTATGAATTGTTGCGTGACAACCAACTTTTGATAATTTGGCAATGTCCATTAATTGAGTGATTGTCATTTTTGCAGTTCCTTCCCATTCTTTTACTGCGCCAACCATAAAACATTGATAATTATTCAAGCCATGCAATTCTCTAACTTTGGCAATTTTGTATCCATTAATCATTCGGATACCTCAGGTTTAATAGACAATAATTCTTTTCTTCTTTCATCTTTAACCTTTTCAAGCTCCGCCTGCTTGCTTGGGCTATTGGTAAATGCTTTATATGCGGCAATCCAATTTGCTTTAAGTTCTGATTCAGTTTGTGAATTAATTAATTGAACTTTATAGGGCTCAATATCCACCACATCTATTACATCAGATGGCAAATCTTCTCCGCTAAAAATATAAAGACCAATGCCAAATGTGGCGATACATTTTGCAAGGCATCTCATCATTAATTTGAACCGCATCAGGATTTTTAACCGCTTGATTGCGTAAATCCATAACTGGCAGGTGCATCTTCATTGTTTTGCCAAAAGCAGTAACATCACAGAAAACCATCATTGATTCCCCATAATATCTTGGCTCAGGAAACTCCCAAGTGGCAGATGGGTCATTTTGTAATAAAACATCCACCGCCCAAGCCCAAGACAAATATGAAAGCCCGTTCTTTTTCTCAATATGAGTTCCAACATCTAATTTGCGAAGTTCTAAAAATTTATTGCTCATTTAAT